AAAGCATTATTTTATGGTTCTGCGGGTGTTGGTAAAACATTTGCGGCAATTCAATTTCCAAAGCCGTATATCATTGATACCGAAGGTTCCACCAATAAGCCCCAATACGTAAGACTTATTGAGAAATCAGACGGTGCAGTGCTCATGACCGTAGATTTTGACGAGATGATTAACGAAGTCCGGGAACTATTAACAACAAAGCACGACTATAAGACTTTGATTATTGATTCGCTAACATTGGCGTACAATGATTTATTAGAAAAGGCAGAGCGCAAAGTAGGAACGGACTTTGGTCGGCATTATGGCGAGGCTAACAAACGCATGAAACAACTCCTTAATTTGCTTTTTAGGCTCGACATGAATGTAATTATAACCTCGCATTCAAAAAACGAATACGGACAAAATTTAGCGGTTTTGGGGCAGACATTTGATTGCTATAAGAAGCTAGACTATCTTTTTGACCTCGTGTTTGAAATTCAAAAACGTGGAACCCAGCGTGTTGGTATAGTAAAAAAATCACGCTTTGAAACATTTCAGGATAGTGATACATTCCCGTTTTCTTACGAAGAAATAGCAGTACGTTATGGCCGTGATGTCATTGAGCGCGAAGCGGTTGCACAAGAATTGTCAACGCCTGAGCAGGTAAAAGAGATTACGCGACTAATAGACTTGCTAAAAGTACCGGAAGAAATGTTTCAGAAATGGCTAGATAAGGCCAGCTCTGAAAGTTGGGAAGATATGCAAAAAGACTCTATCCAAAAGTGCATAGACCATTTGAAATCAAAAATACAGGGAGAATAAAGTATGTTTCATTATGAGGTTTTATCAGAACAAGAAGCAATGAACGAACGTTTTCAGCTGCTAAAAGAAGGTATTTATGAGGCGGTTATTACTGCATCATCGGACACCACATCAAGCAAAGGTTCGCCCATGATGGACATGACTGTCACGGTGTATGATGAAAATGGTAAAACTCATGATGTGCGCGACTTTTTAGTATTTACTAAGCCCATGATGTGGAAAGTAGTACACTTTGCGGAGTCCGCAGGAATTCAAAAAGAATACGAAGCGGGTAAACTTTGTTCGGAAACTGCTATTAACAGGGTATGCAAGGTTAAAATAGCTATAGAACAGGGTGGCGAAATCCCACAAGATAAGTTAAAAGGTAAACCGGTTGGAACGCGGTATTTTGATAAAAACAAGATAGAGGATTATATAAAGAAGGATGAAACAAAAGCAATGAAGACCAATATTGCTGCGTACCCAGATGATGACGTGCCTTTTTTATAATGTAACTTTTGAGAAAAATATGGAAGAAAGTTTTAACCCAGAATGCCCCAATTGTAAAATTACGATTGGGCGCATAGAGAAATGGATTGATCACGTAAATTGCTCACCTAAAAAATGGCAAAGATATGACAGTATTGTTGAATTTATAAAAATGATTGCCAATAAATCTCTTGCTACCGGTGGAGACTTGCAAAATCGTGAAACAATCGCGTGGATTAATCAGGCTGCGACTAACTTACTAAAGGAGCTTGGCGAATGACATTTAGTGAAGCAATGGAGTTATTAAAATCCGGCAGTAAAGTCTCAAGGCTTGAATGGAAAGATAGTATTTATTTTGAAATGCAAGGTGACATTATATGTTCTTGGCAACCTGTAGTTGAGCACTATTTATACACCGAAGACATCATGATATCAGAAGGTTGGATGTTGGATGGATTTACAGAGCCGCAATCTTTTTGCGCTATTATCCCATACTTACAGGGTGGAGCGCGTGCTTGGATGAAAAATTGGGATGATGATTTTTTTATAACACTCGATCCCACTAGCGGGTTAGTGCTGCATAAAATGTCATTGTGTCAATTTCAGCCTACTTTTGCAGATTTTTTAGCTATTGACTGGGTGGCAATATGAACGATGAACAAGTAAAAGAGTTAATAGACCGTGGGAATAGAACTGCAATTTTGCTAGGTGAAATAACCGGACGTTTAATGTGTCTCGTTGAAATAGCAACCATTAATGATGACGATGTACCACCCGGAGCTATGGAGGATTTGCTTTTTACCATGGTAGACCGCATCGAAGAAATTTACTACAACAAAAACAAAAAGGAAGATACAAATGAGTAATAAAGAAATAAATCACGAGAACTTAAAAAATCTTTGTAATGCATTAGAAGCCATAACTGAATATATATTAAATGAAAGCAAAACTATATTAAACAAAGATGCTGATATATTTAGTCGTTATATGGCTTTTTCTCGCATGTCCGCAATTGCCGCGTCATTTACGCATATTAATGAATCGTCAAGATTAAATTTTAATATGGGATATGATTTGGCAAACAAACAATTTGAAACAAAAGAATCCAAAAGTAAAGGGTGGCATACTGACAAACTTACTGACAATCCGTTTTTTGTTGACGAAAGCAACGATGACGAAAATGTAGAAATATCCTCTGTTGCAGAAAAAGCTTTGGCGCGCGCTATTTTACAAGCCTTAAAAGGTGAAAAATGAACGAAGCTATATATTCCTGGTATGTACAAATTCAACGTCTTTTAGCAACTGCTAAACAATCAAAAGAACACAACGAGGAACTACTAGAAACTATTTCAGAATGGGAAGATGCTATAACCGCCATGGATATAGCTTGCCCCGATGTTAAGTCAACATACGAGCAAAGAAGAAAAATGCAGCAGTCATTTACCCCTGAACAGGTTGATTATATTTGCTATACAATTGGCGACTGGTATTTGCACTGGAAGTCTTGCATTGTTATTGATGGTGAAAAAAATCAACACAGACTTGGAGTGGCAAAAGAACAATTAAAAACCATGATTTGCGGTGATTGACTACGAGAAGCTAAAAGAAAAATTAAATCACTTACAAATTGAAACTATTGAAACAATAAAAAAATACATGAACGATTGCCATGAAATTGATTTAGTCATTAGGCATAATGGGCAAGATGTAAAATTTGAAGCTGATTTTTTAAAACATTTATTTAGAGAAATGAAATGATTGACTACGAAAAGCTAAAATTAATTTATGAACTATGTGAAAAAAACTCAATTGAAATATCCTATGCATACAAAAAAAAAGATGGTGAATTTGTAGCATGGGTAACATTAGACCAATTACTAGTGGAATTGAAAGAGCTTAAACAGCCTCAGTCTAAATACAAAACAGGATGGTATGTGCTGGATGGGCGAATTAAATCAACAGAAGTACTTAATCAAACTGGCTATGTATGTTGCGATAAAACCGCCGTTGAAGCCGTTGGTAGGACAATGTACACATCGCGCGATGAACTAATACAAGAACAAATCAAACATTGGCAATCGCTTAGAACCTATGCTGACAAAGAAAACAGATGGTGTCCTAAATTCGAAGGCTTAGTCGAAGGCTTTAGTACTAGCGGAGTATTAGAACCATCTTTAGAAGTTGGGCCACATTGTCGGCATTCGATTACATCATATGATTACGAAACGAAGTTGACTCAGTGTTTTACTTGTAAAGTGCCAATGCCATGCCAGCATGAAAGCGATGGAATAAGATTTTCACAAACTCCCGATGCTCCTGGCTATAAATGCATCAAATGCGGAGTGTTTTACAGATGATCATAGTTAACAAACCAATAAATGACCTTATCGATATTCAGTGTTACAAATGCAAAAAAATATTTAAGGTACATCCTATGCAAAGTCGTGATGCCCCATTTATTACTGATTGTGAATTGCATAATTCCAAGTGTGAACATGAGTGTGACGGATTAGCTTATTATACAAGTCCTCCACCAAGTAGATGCAAAAAGTGCGGAGAGTATTATAGATGACCGAATTAAAAGCACCGCCAGGTAAATTTAGAGTTGTAGGTGTTGATACATTTTCGCATGACGATTGGGTTCAAGGCGATTTTGATACCAAAGAAAAAGCTATTGAATGCGCACGTTACAAATCAGGAACAATGCTTAAAATGTATGTTTATGATGATAAAGGTCAGTATATTGACGGACATGGTACGTATTAATGCGGAGAGTATTACAGATGAGTAACATTGCAACATTCATGATTGGACTACCTATTGGAATTGTTCTAGGCGCAGCACTAGTCATTTGGCTATCAAACAGTATTTATAGGTGATTTATGAGTGAAAAAGTTTATTTTATATGTGACGATTCCTGCGAGCCATTAGACCCGGACGCGCTGTTAATTAACAGCATGCATAAAAGTTTATTTTTAGAGCGTTACGGTCATTTTGACTGGGCGTTTGAAACCTACGAGAAGGCTTTTGACTTTTGTAGGGAAGAAATACAATGAATGACCTAACGAAAAACGATCTAATTCACCTGCATTACTCTGCACTAAAATGCGCAATTGAATTTGATGATAGAAATTTAAAAGATGTTGCAGAAGATTTTAAAAAATTAATACAAAAACTCCAAGCCTTAATAGACACCTATTGTGAGCATGAAAATGTATGGGGATGCTGCACATGCAGAACTTTTATTTGTGAGAATGAAAAGTGTGACTCAAGGAACAAGATAAAATGAATGACTTCACCAAAGAAGAACTAATTGAAATTAAAGAGTATTGTAACTGGGAGCCTCCAGCACCTGGTCACAGTGATTTCAGGCAAAATATTTGGCGTAAATTAGAAGCACTAATCGACAACTACTGCGAACATTTAAATGACCCGCGCTTTAATGCGATGCCATGCGCTGATTCGCCCAAATTATGTAGTATTTGTGGTGGTTTTTACTTATGAATGACAATGTAATTTACATGAAAAGAACGGCAGAAGCCTGTGGTTGCAATGCATGTGATGGTAAAGATTTCAGTATAGTAGATGACAAAGAAGAGGGCTTCATTGTGGTTTGCGATTGTTGTGCGGGTGTTATTGGGAAATTATTGGTGATTGGTGATGAATGATTTTACGAAAGAAGAGCTTCTATTAATTAGAGCGTGCATTACCTATGGCTCTGGGACAATAAACGGGCCGTGTTCAGAGGAAACGAATCCATTAAAAAATAAAGTAGTACATTTAATCAATAACTATTGCGAACATGAATGGGAAGATGGGCCAAAGGGTTACGACCAGTGTGGCAAGTGCGGGGTGATGAATGATAATTAGCAACGCAATAAAGCGCATTAAGTGCAGACTTGGCTATCACAAATATTATGTCATAAAAGAGCTTACTTCATGGTCGCGGAAACTTGGGTGCAAAAATTGCAATTGTTGTTTTGCTATGAATGACGATTGTAGGGTCGTAATAGCATGGGACGGTGAACTTGAAAGACTATATAAAATTATTGGAGATAAAGATTGATAATTAGCGAAAAACAAATTTTACTTTTGATACAAATTGTAAGCTCTTATATTGTAATTACTGAACACGAGAACAATAAAAAAGTAGCTAACGAATTACTTAATGACATATTTAATCAGCAATCTGAAGAATTAAAGACTATTGAATAACTAATATGCAACAAAATATTTTATAACTTACAAAATAGTCTATACTTTTATAAAGCAACTTATACAATGAGGTGCAACATGGACGTATGGATAATGTTAGTTACTATGATGTTAGCCCCAGATAACGTTAGTTTTTTTCAATTAGAATTCGAATCCCGACAAAGCTGCGAAAGAACCGGACAACTTTATGTTTCACTTTATAAAGATTGGTTTTATCGTTTAGACGCGCTTTGCTCAAAAAAATAAAGCAAAACAAAACTACCACGGTCTGATTATTACAATAATCAGACTTAGTGGTGAAATTGTACACACTCGCATACAATAGGTGTAATTGATACCAATATTGTACCTATGCTATACTGCACATAAATTGCCCAACAACATGGTTAATATTTATACCGAATTATGGTTCGTTAATTAACCAAAATGCTTATTGAAAAATCTAATAAATGCGGTGACAAGAATTTAGCTTACATTTGATTATATAAACATTTAACTTGCACTTGAGATCATGATTTTGTACTATGCCCACTTTTTACCAGAGAACTACGCAGTGAGATTTTATGTTGACGGTTACGAACTGGATGTTCAAGACCCAACTTTTTTTATGGATGAAGAGGAATATGGCGAAATTTTAGAATCATTAGACGAGATGTTAAGTACTTATGTTGATATACCAATGGCTCAATAGGTCAAAAGACAGATTTTATAAAATAACGGTGCAAAGTGGCGATAATGGTTTGGTTCTTGACTATCATTGGGGTTCTTGTGTTTCAAGCCGTGGTGGTAAAAAAACTATACGGGTATGTTCCGAAGCCGAGGCGCAAACAAAAATAAACGCTATGATGAAAAGGCGCAAAATTCGGGGTTATGAGTTGATTGCGCCAATTTAATATGACTAATTTAAATTACTGGTGTTCTTCTGAATCACATGTTGTTGCATTATCGCAGTCATCTTCTATCTCATCATCTGCTAGTGACTCGTCAATTAATTTTTTTACAGCTTCATCTTCGTGTTTTTTAATCATTATTTCACACGCATAGATTGCGCCAATTAATTGTTGTAAATTAACTTGTGCTTGGTCGCGTTGATTTTCAAATTTTTGAAGCTCTTGTTTAAGTTCGTCTAACAAAGTTACTTTTGGCGATTCTTTTAATTCTTCATCCGACATTTTAATTTTCCCTTTTGTTAATTGTTGTTCATTTTTTGACTATCATTTTCTTTTGCTTCTGTTTTTTCTGCAAAATAAAGAATACCTTTAATGCTTGCTAGTAAAATAAAAACAATAAAGCCAAGAATACTTAAAAAAATACTCATTTTAAATAGATTTCCTATGTTATGACCAAATTGCCGTTAAATATGTTATTTCATTAATGGCCTCAAGACCAATAAAAGTCTTTGCTTCATCAATTTGATTTGCTTGAAATGTCATCGCATTAGTTGAGCGTGCAATTTCTATGCCATCGTCTTGAATTGATATAGTCATTGTAATTATCACCGCTTTTGAAACGGGGTCAATTACGTTTATCATTGGCATTAAATTTACTTGTGTGAGCATTTTATATCCTTTTGATTATAATTAAGCCATATATGAACCAGAAATATATAGGCCCGATATGTTTGCAAAATTTGTATCGGCTAAC